CAGTTCACCCTCCGACCAGGTCACCATCCGTGTCTAATAGCAATCCGTGTCTAATAGCGGAGGGTGCTCAGTGGGGGCCTCCACGGCTCGGCGTGTCTAATAGCGACCATCCGCCAGCAAACAGGGGGATGGGGGTTGCAAAGTCCCTAGCTACCCCCACGCCCCCGATGGGCACTCGCCAAATCTCTCTCTGAGCAACCAAAAAAACACACCTTGGGAACGCATAACCGCAGGTCGGAGCCTCATCGCCCAAAGTAAAGCTACCTAGCTAAACTAACGCTGACCTGCGGAAATGCCGATTTTCGGAAAACTAGCAAAGGGCTGAACCCGCTGGTTAACCCGTCCAGCAAACACCGTTCTGGCGGGTGTGCAATCTGTCGGATAGTCTAATAGCGCGGGGTGTCAAATAGCGTTGCCGTGTTAAATAACGCGGTGGTGTCAAATAGCGACCAGGATGGCGGTGTCGGTGCTGGTCACGGTCGTGTTCGGATTTCGTTGGTCATTGGGGCATTATGGGGCACTTTCGGGGCCTTTCCGGGGCATGTTGGGGCCGTTTCGGGGCATTTAGGGGACATAATCGATCACATGACTCGCCGGAAACCTGCGCCGCCGTCGAAGACCGAAGTGTATGCCGCGAGGTTGGAGTCGTTGCTGGCTGCGGTGTGGCCGGGGGCGATGGCGGGGGATCCGAAGGTGGTTGAGGTGGCGCGCCGGATTTTGGCGCAGCAGGGCCGGCATTTGGGGTTGGCTGTGGATGTCGGGCCGACGCCGCCGATTTCGGATAGTGAGTTGGCGCCGGATGATGAGTTGGCTTCATTTCGGCGCCGCTACCAGCGGAAACAGCAGGCATGACGGCGACCCTGTTGACGACGACCGAACTCGGGTCGGTCACCCCCAGGTTGGCGACCCCGCCGATCGAATCGCATATCGGGTATGGGGGGTGGTTGTCGCGGGAGTGGTCCTGGGGGTGGGATTGCATCGAGTTCCTCGAGAAATGTTTGGGTTGGCGGTTGCTGGAGTGGCAGCAGTGGCTGTATGTCCACGCGTTGGAGAAGGGCCCGGACCGGCAGGGGTTTCGGTTCTCCAGGATCTGTGTGCTGGTGTCCCGGCAGAACGGGAAGTCGCAGTGGTTGAAGGGGTTGGGGTTGTGGCGGTTGTTCATGGATCCGTTGGGGCAGTCGACGGGGGGGTGTCCAGGTGCGAAGACGGTGTTGATGGCGTGTCAGAACTTGAAGTATGCCGAAGCGATGTTGAAAGAGGTCGCGGAGGATCTTGGTGGGTGTCGGGGTTTGCGGGGGGAGTACACCAAGCATCGGTTGGATAACGGGTCGAATCGGATCGAGTTGACGAACGGTCGGCAGTGGCGGGTGGTGGCGGCGAATCGGCGGGGTGGCCGGGGGATGGCCGTGGATCTGGTTCTGCTTGATGAGTTGCGTGAACATCAGAATTCTGATGCGTGGAACGCGATTGTGCCGACGACGACGGCGCGGCCGCATCCGCAGGTGGTGTGTTGTTCAAATGCGGGGGACGCGAAAAGTGAGGTACTCCGTACGCTGCGGGATGGTGCGAACGCGCGGATCGTGGCGGGCACCACGAAGGACACGCGGGTTGGGTTGTTTGAGTGGTCGGCGCCACCTGACAGTGATCCGCGTGATGAGACGGTGTGGCGGCTAGCGAATCCGGCGATGGGCGCTTCCGGGATGTTTCGGCTGGCGGATTTGCGGGGGTTTTTGGAGGCGCAGCAGTTCCGCAACATGCCGGGTTTTATGACTGAGCATTTGTGTATGTGGGTGGATGCGTTGGAGCCGGGGATTATGCCGGCGGAGCATTGGGCTGAGACCCTTGACCCGGAGTCGCATCGGGCTCGGGGGGCGGCCGCGTTTGTGGCGGTCGACGTGAATTATCAGCGGTCGATGACTTATGTGGCGGTCGCCGCGGCCCGGGCCGGGGGTGGGACGCATGTCGAGTTGATCGCGTCGGCGGGGGGCACGGATTGGGTGATCGATTGGCTGGGGGCGCGGAAGGGGAAGTTCGCGGGGATCGCGGTGCAGAAAACATCGGCCCCCGTCTCGGGGTTGATTCCGGAGATGGTGGCCGCCGGTTTGGAGGTCACCCCGGTGGTGGCCGGGATCGATTTGCAGACGGCGTGCGGGTTGTTGTTCGACGGGGTGGTGGAGCACACGATTTGGCATCGCCCGGACCCGGTGTTGGATCGGGCCGCCGCTAGTGGGGTGGCCCGGCGGACGGGGGATGCGTGGGTGTTCGACCGCCGCGCCTCCCCAGTCGATGTCGCGCCCCTGGTGGCGGTGGCGAATGCGGTGTGGCTGGCGAACTATATACCCGATGTCAAGAACCCGGTGTGTCACGCGTGGCCGGACGAGGAAGTCATTGCACAGTGGGAGCAGCCGCCGGTACGCCTGGACGATGAACTGGAGCGGGCATGGATGAGAATGTGACCCCGATCGGTGCCCGGCTGGGTTCGCAGCGGTTGTTCCCCGATGATGACCCCGATTCGTTCTTCGGCAACAAACCTACCCTGCCGAAGAATGCGGTGCCCCCGAACCCCACGGCGGCCAGCCCTGTTCCGACTCCCCCGGCCGCTGCGGGGGCACCGCCCCACTTCACGTCTGTTGCGTCGACGGTGTTGGAGTTGACCGGGATCACCGCCCTGGCGGTGGGGGGTTGGCTGATCGCCCCGTATGTGGGGTTGATGATCGCGGGGGTCGCGTTGATTCTTTATGGGATCGCAGTGAGCCGATGAGTATCCTCGCCCGCCTCCTGCACCGCGCCGAGCTCGGCGCCCTTGAGGTCCGTGCCCTGCAATCGTCGGCGTTCGTCCCACCCCCCCAAGTTGGGGTCATCGACGACTTCGTCGGGGTGCATCGCAGCATGGCGAACATGACCGTGTATGGGTGTGTGCGGTTGCTGGCGGACACGATCGCCTCGTTGCCGTGGGCGGCGTACCGCAAAGATAAGAAAGGGATCCCGGTCAAACTGGATCCGCAGCCCGCCATCATTAGACAGCCATTTCCTGGGTTCAACCTTTTTCAGTGGAAATGGATGGTCGTCGCGAATTTGGCGTTACGCGGGAATTCTTATCACCTGATCACGTCACGGGACAGCGGGGGGACGCCGACGGCGTTGATGCCGATGCACCCCGACATCGTGTTTTTGGAGAGACGCCCGGATATTTTGGCGTGGTTCGATCCGATCTACCGGGTGATGGGTGAGCAGGTCAACAAAAACGACATCTGCCACATCCGGCGTTTCACGATGCCCGGTGAGCCGTGGGGGCTGTCCCCGATTCGGCAGGCCGCGGTGGCGATCGGATTGTCGCTGTCGGCTGAAGAGTATGGCTACCGCTGGTTTAAGGAATCGGCTTCGCCGTCGGGGTTGTTGATGACGGATCAGAATTTGGATCCCGAGAGTGTGGAGCGGCAGCAGCAGAATTGGATCGCGTCTCATGGTGGCCGGCGACTCCCCGCCGTCTTGACTGGTGGGTTTAAGTGGCAGAACCTGTCCATCAGCCCGGATGAGTCCCAGTTTTTGGAAACGAGGGAATTTCAAAGGGAAGACATTTGCATCATGTTCGGCGTCCCGCCAGTGCTGCTGGGTCATACGAAGGCCGCGACCGCATGGGGAACTGGAATTGAACAGATTACTCAGGGTGCGGTGACTTATTCGTTCCGGTCGTGGACTTCGTGTATTGAGAGTGCGTTGTCTGATTTGTTGCCCCGCGGCCAGTACATCTCCACCGACTTCGATGCCCTCTACCGGGGTGATATCGACACCCGGTATAAGGCGTATCAGACGGCGATTCAGGCTGGGTGGGCTAACCGCAACGAGGTTCGGGCGAAAGAGGAGATGGAGCCGGCTGACGGTTTGGACACTTTCTTGCAGCCGGTGAATATGGCGCCGTCTGGGTTCGACCCCGCGAAGACCGCCGCACTGTCCGCGGCCGGGGCGCCGGGCGAGAAGCCCCCCACCAGTGAGCCGGGGTTCGGCGGCCGACCCCAAACCCCACCAAGCCGCAACGGGCAATCCGTAGGAGTCACGAAATGAGCATCGCTGTCCATCCGAACCGCGCGAAAATCCTCGACGTCCGCGAAACCCGCGCTTGCCCCACCCCGTTCGAGTACCGCGAAAACCGCAGCGGCAAGATCGTCATTGAGGGCTACGCCGCCACCTGGGAGCCTTACGACATCCTGGGTGGTCCTGACCGCGGAGGATGGACAGAGCGGATCGACCAGCGCGCTTTCGATGTCACGCTGGCCACCAAACCGGACCTGATGCTGTTGGTCAATCATGAAGGCTGGCCGTTGGCGCGGACGACGACTGAGAATCTACAGGTCACCCGCGACATGAAAGGGCTGAAGATCCGCGCCCAGCTCGATCCCGATGACTGGGACGTGCAGCGGCTGATCCCGAAGCTGCGGCCGCAGGCCAATGGGCGGGCCATCATGGACCAGATGTCGTTCGGGTTTAGAGTCAAAGATCAAGTCTGGGATGCCTCCTACACGCAGCGGATGATCACCGAAATCACGCTGCAGCATGGCGACGTTTCGATCGTGAACTATGGCGCCAACCCGACGACCCAGGTCGCGATCGCCGACGCGTTGGAGGCCGCCTCCCACCTGTCCGACGGCCAGCTCGTTGAGCTGCGGCACCTCGACGCTTCCCTGGCCGATGCGCTGGAGGCGTGCCGCGCCGACAAAGACCCCAAGAAGCCGTACGGCGACGTCGCTTACGCGGACCCGCGCAACGGGAAGTATCCGATCGACACCGAAGCCCACGCCCGCGCGGACCCGATCCCGTTCAGCGCCCCGGCGCCCGGCGTCGTCCGCGGCGAACCCCCCAACGAAGACGACGAGGAGATCGAACCAGCGGGGACCGAAGCGTGGCCGGGCGAAGACCCGATCACTGTGGGGGTGATTGAGGCTGCCCTGCAGAAGGTTCGGGACGCCGCCGATCCGTCAGGTTTGCGTTCCATCACCGCCCGGTTGGCTGAGTTGGCGGCCGCCCGCGTGTCCTACCCCCCCACACTCGCCCCCTAGACGTATCCTCAACGGTTGAACCCGCGAACCTGGCACAGGCGGCGGCGCCCGGCACGGGCACGACCGGCACGGTCACCAACCCATCCCGTCACGCCCGAAAGAAGACCCCTATGAATAGCGACGCTCCCGGCGCCATCGACCTGCAAGCCTATCTCAACCGGCTCATCGACCAACGCGCCGAACTCGCCGAAAAACGCGACAACCTCGAATCCAAAGCCACCGCGATCCTGATGGTCGCCCAAGACACCCACGGCGACACCCTCTCCGCCGAAGAGGACGCCGAAGTACGCAAACACGTCGAATCCATGCGGACCCTGGGGACCGACATCGAAACCCTCGACGCCCGGATCAAAGACACCGGCGAAGAAGTCAGGCGCACCGGGCAGATCCAGGCGAACCTCGCCCAGGTCCGCAACACCCAGAAAGCGATCGTGTCGGTCCGCGAATCCAACGTGTACACCGCGGAGAACAAGCATCAGCGGTCGTATGTGCGGGATTTGATCCGGTATACGACGAATCAGGATCACGACGGGGAGTCGCGGCGCCGGTTGTTTGATCACGCGCAGGATGTGGCCACCGCCCCGGAATATCAGGAATGGCGCGACATCAGCCGGGTTGACGGTTCCGGTGGGTATGCGGTGCCCCCGGCATGGCTCATGGATCAGTATGTGACGTATGCCCGCCCGGGCCGGGCGTTCGCGAATGTGTGCCAACGGCAACAGTTGCCGGGGGGTACTGATAGCATAAACGTGCCGAAGATGCTTACCGGTACCAGCGTCGCCATCCAGGCCACCGACAACAGCACCGTCTCGGAAACCAACCTGACCGACACGTTCATCAACGCCCCCGTGCGGACGATCTCCGGTCAGCAAGGGCTCGCGATCCAGCTGATTGACCAGTCCCCGATCGCGTTCGATGATGTCGTGTTCCGGGACCTGGTGGCCGCGCACGCCGCGGTACTGGATGGGCAGGTGATCGGCGGATCCGGGTCATCCGGTCAGGTGCTGGGTGTGAATAACACCCCGGGTATTACGTCGATCGCGGCCGCCGGGGTCACGCTGACTCAGGTGTATTCTGCGATCGCCAACGCGATCCAGACGGTACACACCACCAGGTTTTTGCCGCCCGAAGTGGTGGTCATGCACCCGCGGCGGTGGGGTTGGCTGCTCGCCCAGGTCGACACCCAGAACCGTCCGGTGGTGCTGCCCGAAGCCAACAACCCCATGAACGCCGTAGGGATTTTGGAGGCCGTCGACTCCCAGCAGATCGTCGGCCGCCTACAGGGTTTGCCGATAGTTACAGACCCTAACATAGCTACCAACTCCGGCGCGGGAACTGAGGACATCGTCTACGTCATGCGGGCCTCTGACCTCATACTGTGGGAGTCTGGGATAAGGGCCAGGGTCTTACCAGAGACCCGAGCAGCAAATCTCACGGTCCTGCTCCAAGTCTATTCGTACTTAGCGTTCACCGCGGCCCGCTATCCGGCGTCCGTGGTGGAGATCACCGGGCTGACCGCACCCACCTTCTAGGACAGCAAGCGACACGCTCAACCGGTTGGGCATTGCTCACCGGTTGGGCGTTACGCTTCCCACTATGGTTGCTAAAGATTCCCCCGAATCCCCCGAAACCCGTTCCGGTGTGACGAAGCCGCCCGGCGCATTGACTACGCCCTGCACCCTGCTCGCCCTGCATAACTGGCTGCAGTCCGCCCACGCCACCGCCCCGGGTTGGGGTGGCACCGCGCAGGTCACCACGACCGCCACCAGCATCGCGGTCGCCTGATGTCGGCGCCGGCGCCGGGCCGGTTCGGGCGGATGCCGCCGCCGCCGCCCGGCAAGATCTGGGTGCGTAACCCCGATACCGGGTGGGCGTTGTCGATCGTGGCTGGGGTGGAGCGGTTTAAAGCCGTCGGTGAACAGGTGCCCGACCATTTGGTGGAGTTGGCGCGGTCGGTGCCCGGTGAGCTCCCCGATACCGCGACCGTGGCGGTGGATTCTGACTTCGGTGTCCCACTTCCCGCGTTTGCCTCCGCGGAACCGATGGGTGCAGCCGGTTCGTCCGAAGCCGAACCCGATGAGCAGCCGTCGTTGTGGGACACCGAAGCTTCGGAGGGCGTCGACCTCGAGGGGTGGACGGTGACCGAACTCAAGAACGCCCTGGATGACCTCGAGGTCGACTACCCCGCTAATGCCCGCAAAAGTGAGTTGATCGCCCTGCTCGAGGAGGCGGAACAGTGACTGCGCCCAGTCCGGTGTCGTCACCAGCGGCACGGCGTGACCCGTACCCGCCGCTGTGTGACCCCAACGACCCGGACTGGGCGTCATTCCAGGCGCAGGACCCCAACTATTTCCTGTCGGTGGCCGGGGCCCGCATCCGGACGTATTGCGGGTGGCGGATCTATCCGAACGACACCGACACCGTTGATCGGCTGCGGATCGGCACCAACGGCCGCATCATGCTCCCGTCGCTGTATGTCACCGATGTCGCCCAGCTGACCGTGCAGACCGGGGTAAACACCAGCATCACCATCGACCCCGACATGTACGAGTGGTTCGCCAACGGCTGGATCATGCCGCTGGGTTTGACGGGGTGGGGTTGGGGCGGCTATTCCGGCTTCTACTACGGGCCGGACACGCCGGCGTATTTGCCGTGGATGAACTTCGGCTACGCCACCGTCACTTTTACTCACGGCTATCCGGCGGTCCCGGCGGATGTTAAATCGGTGGCCTACGAGTTGGCGGAAGTGGCGGCGGAAATGACCGCCGGTAATGTGTCCGGGATCACCACCCCCGGCTACCAGTTGACCTTGACCCGCAACGCCGGCCTGAACCTGAACTGTGAGCAGATGGACCGGCTGGCCCCCTACCGGCTGCCGGTGGTCGCCTGATGAAGATCCCGGCGCCGTGGCCGGTGCTGCACACCCCCCGCACCGTGGACACCACCACCACCGACGCCCACGGCAACAACCCGATCAAAGACGGCGCCCCCGTCATCCGCTACGTGTATTCGTACCACCAGGCCGGGCGGCTGGGCAGCAGCTCGGAAGTGATTTCGCCGGAGTTCCTTGACCGCATCGAAACCACCCTGGATATGGCGGTCCCCGACCCGCAACACTATTCCGCGTCCGATGGGGTGATCCTGGGCGGCACCGTCGACGAGTCCGGGAACTATGACGGTGGGGTGCAGTATTGGGTGAACGGCGACCCCACCAGCGACTTTCAGGGCCCGTTCAAAAAGCTGTACGCGTGGGCGGGTGGGGTTGTGAAGCTGCGGCGGATCACATGACCGAACCGTTGGCCGGCGGCGGCGCCGATGATCCCGGCACCGATACCGACGCGCCGGCCGGGGCGCACACCTTCCGGGACGGCTCCGAGATGGTCATCGACAAAGCCGCCTTCTCGGCGTTCGCGATCCAAGCCCTGCACGCCCCCGCCGTCATCGCCGCCCTGGCTGACGAGGTGGCGCAGATCGCCGACTACGCCAACAGCATCGCCGTGCAGAAAGGCGCCATCTACGCGGTGACCGAAGTGCAGTCGTGGCCGGACTCCAAACGTGCCCGCGCTAACGTGTGGTCCAGCAATTTCGCGGCCATGATCGACGACGCCCACAATTCGACACTGTTCAAGGCGTTGGCGCATTTCGGTGGGACGGCCACCCAATGACCGCGCCAACCCCGTACGGCATCGTCGGCCCCGACCCCGAATCGTTGGCGCTGGCGTATTTCACCCCGCTGATGTCCCCGGTCCCGGTCACCACCCGGCTGCCGAAACCGGCGGCCCGCGCGGACACCGTCACCCCCTGGCTTCGTTTGGAGGCTGGTGGCGGCTTCATGCGGGACGACGAAATCATGTTCGACCTGTCCCTGATCCTGCACTCCTACGCCCCGCAGAACGAGGAACCGGCTGCCGCGAAAAACCTTCGCACCGCCCTGGGCTACGGGGCCCGCGGCATCTACACGTTCACCGTCACCGACCCCGACGGCGTCGACTGGTGGGTGGCGCATTCCAAAGTGCAGGGCAACCTGTTCAAACAAAACGATCCCCTGGTCAACATGCCCCGCTACAAGGCGATGCTGATGTGGCGGATCCCCGGCCAGGCCCTCGCCGTGTCCTAACCCCCGAAACCCCTTTTGGCGTGCAATGCTAAGCCGTGCAGCATTGCTACATGCTTGAGCAGGAGGAAACCGAATGAGTGCCCCCGTTGTGATCGCCGAAGTCCAGGAAATCGCCGCCCCCTCCCCTAAGGTCACCGGCGGCGTGCGGTTCGCCCCGTTCGGCACCACGATGCCCACCGACTCCACCAGCGCGTTGGATCCCGCGTTCGTCACCCTGGGCCGCGTTGAACAGAACGGTTTGGACCGGGTCGAAGACCGGCCGGAAGGCAAACAGTACGACTGGGGCGGAAACCTGATCGCCATCCTGCAGGATCACTACGGGCTGCAATTGAAATTCAAGCTCCTTCAAATGGTGAACAAAGACGTCCAGAACGCTGTCCACGGATCCTCGAATGTGACCGTAACGCCGCCGACGGCGACCACCGGCACCCTGTATACCAGCCACATCAACGGGAAGTTGCTGGATTCCGGGATTTGGGTCTTCGATGCGTACTACCAGAAGATGTCGGCGCGCCTGGTTGTCGGCTACGGTCGCCCCACCTCGATCGCCGGCCCGAAATGGTCGCACAAAGAATTGGCGACCTTCGACGTCACCCTGGAGGCGTTCCCCGACGACAACAACGATTTCGCGATCGAATACTGGGACGACGGGATCTTCACCTGATGACCGCAGCCCCACCCCGGAAACGGGCGACGGCCCCGAAACCCGCGAGCTTGGCGGCGCCGCAGAAAACCAACGGCCCGGCGAGTAACGGCGCCGCCAACCCTACCCCGCTGCCACCCCCGACAAAAGTGCCCGACATTGAGCACCCGTACGGGGACCGCAAGATTTTCGTGTGGAAGCCCCGCAAAGGCGGCGACCCGATCGTCCTCCCGCACATCTCCACGGTGAAAACCAGCCAAGAATTTTTCTGCCTGATCTATGACCTCAACGAAATGTTCCAGGGCTTCGAATGGCTGATCAAAGCTGAAGTCCCCAAAGCGATCCGGCTGCGGGTCGCCGCCCTCGGCGATGACGATCCCACCGATCAGAACAACATGTATACGGCGTGGTTCAAGCCGATCAACCGCCCGACGGGTGGGGAGCCGCCGGGGGAATCCTGATGCTCACCCAGGCGGTGGGCAGATTCCACCACGCCCTGCAACGGGATCTACTCACGCTGGGTTTCCGGAGCGCGGATATGTTCACCGACCGGCTCACCATCAATGAGCTGATTTCGATTGTGGTGGCCGCCCCGCCCGGGTCCGCGTTGCGGCACGCGTTCGATGACGGCTGGACCCGCACCGACCATGTCCTGGCGAACATGGCCGAAGCCCAGGCCGGTGTCGCCCATCTGACCGGACCCTACGACCGCCCAGGCCTGGGGGATCGGCTGCCCGGCGAGCAGATGTTTCCCGCCGACGTCATGACCTGGGAGGAAATGGACGCGCTCGACGCCGAACGCGAGCAGCGGCCCAAGGGCAAGTCCCATGAGCGGCGGTGGCGATGACCACCCCTGCGGGCGGGAATGAACTTGGGACCGTTTTCATCAACGTCGCCCCGAAGATGTCGGGGCTGGGCAACCAGTTCCTGGCCGCCGGCCGCGAAGGCGCGAAAACGTTTTTGCAGGGCTTCACCGAAGGCATGAAACAAGTTGCGCTGCCGTCGGATGCCTCTGTCCTCGGCGAAGTCATCCAAGGGAAACCCATCGGGACGGCGACGAAAACCGCCTCCCAAAGGGCTGGAACCGAGATCGGGAAAGGCCTGAATACCGGCATCGCCGAAGGCATGAAAACCGCGCCCAGCGGCGGCGGCGGGGTCCTCTCCGATGTCGTCGCCGGGAAACCCGTGTCCTCGGGGACGAAAGCGGCCGCCGAAAACGCCGGGAAAGAGATCGGCGCGAGCATCAACAAGGGGATCACCGCCACCGCGGAACAAACCGGGAATGACGCCGGGGAGAAAATCAGCGGCGGCATCAAAGCCAAGCTGCAGAGTATCGACGGGGCGGCGATCGGCGCCACGATCGGCGGCGCCATCGGCGACGGCCTCAGAGGCAGCAACGTCACCGGCGCCATCGACAGCATCAACACCGGCCTGTCGAAAACCGCGGACATCGCCGCCACCGTCGGCATCGATATGAAAAGCTGGCAGATCCCGCCCGGTGTAGACACCGAGATCAATGACATCAGCAACAAAACCAGCGATGTTGTGACTCATTTGCAGCAGGCGAAAACCGCGGGCGACGAGTTCGGGAAGTCATCCAGCGGCGGCCTGGGCGGGTGGATCGACAAAGGCGCAACCTTTATCGGCTATCTGGAAATCGCGAAAGATTTGTTTACGGACATCGTCCATATCAACGACTGGCTTGACTCGCATATCAGTTGGCTCGACAGGCTGGATAAAGGCGAGCCGATCGGGCGGTGGATGCAGCAGCACGTTTTAGGCCGAACAGGCTGGGGAGAGCCGCCGTCATCGATTTACGCTGCCGCTGGGCCTAACCAAAAGTATTGGTGGCCTAAGGATTCCGGGGGGACGTTCTACAGCCGCCAGCCCGAACCTTATGCAGAGGGGTTCATCGGCCCCATCCCTGCAGGCGCCACCCGCGCCCCGGGCGGGGTGAACCCACCTGGGCTGCCTTCGTATGCGCCGCCTGGAGGTGGTTTCTATAACCAGTGGTATCCGCCGGAAACCGGCGGCGCCGCAGGGGGCGGCGGCGGCGGCGGCGGCGGTGGCGGTGGGGGTGGGGGTGGCCGTAGCGGGTGGCGGAGTGAGGAATCCTCGACCACCGACTGGGACGCCCTCGCCCAGGCCGAATCGTCCGGAAACTGGGCGGATCCCGACAGCGGCGGCACCGGCCACTACGGTGGCCTGCAGTTCGACATGCCGACCTGGCGTGACTTCGGCGGCCTGGAGTTCGCTGACCGCCCTGATCATGCCACCCGCGAGCAGCAGATCATCGTCGCTGAACGGGTGCCGATGGCGCAGCGCCCGAAACGCTGGGCGCAGACGTGGTGGACTCAGAGCGGCGGCGGCCGCGGCGGCGGGGGGACCAGCGCAGGGGGCCGGGGCCGCTACACCGGCGGCGGCGGAGGAGGTGGCGGCGATTTCGGTGCCGCCGCCGGCGCCCCCACCGCGGCACCCCCCAACGAAAACGAGATCCGCTCCTGGGTCACCGAAAACTTCGGGATCCCCAACACCTTCGGCACCGGATCCTGGGAAAACGCCACCCATCCCAAAGACCAGGGCTGGCACGGCAAAGGATACGCATTCGACTTCCACGGCACCCAAGAACAGATGGCCGACCTGGCGAATTGGGTGGCGCAGAACTGGGCCCAATACACCCTCGAACTCATCTACAGCGGCCCAGGATTCGACTCGAATAACTGCATCAAAAACGGGAAATTCGGCAACGTGTACGGCGCCGCCATGCTCGCCGAACATACCGATCACGTGCATTGGGCGATGACGAAGGCCCCCTCTCAAGCTGAGATGCAGGCCGCGACTGGGCGCGGCGGCTCCCGCGTCGACATGGGCGGCGGCGGCGGCGGGGGCGGCGGGGCTGGCGGTGGCGGCGCGGGCGGCGGTGGTGGGGAGCAGCTCGGGCAGTCCATCATCTCCGGCATGTTCCAAGAGTTGGGGTTCCCCGACGTGTTCGGGAAACCGTTCACCCAATGGGGCGCCTGGAAGATGGGCATGGCCGGCCTCAACTACGGGATGGGGTTGGCGAAGATGGCGAGCGCCGCGCACGGCGGCCCCGGCGGCGGCGGGAGTGGGGGCACCGCGGGCAGTCCAGGGACCACCAACATCAACAGCGTGTCCCTGAACAGCCCCGTGATCGCCGGGAACAACGCCGCCGACCACATCACCGCCCTGCAAACCGCCGCCAGCCAGGCTAGCTTCCCCACCACTGGGGCAGCGGGATTGCCGCACGCGACATGACCACGCCGTCCTACCCGCCGGGCAACACCACCACCAGCATGGGGCGCCCCCCGTTCACCGACGCCGCTGTCCCCTTCAACCAGTTGCCGCCCGCGCTGCGGGGCATGCAAACCCACATCCTCTACCTCGACCCGCTCGGAAACTACTGGGACCTCGCCGGCCCCCGGAAAGGCCGCCAAGGGGTACGGCTCGCCGGGTCCGGCTCCGGGCAGATCATGGGCGACCAGAACTGGCCCACCGAACAAGTCCTCGTCAACTCCCCCTACATGATGGGCGCCTCGATTCAACGGCAGAACGTCGGCCAACGGCAACTGAATTTGAAGATCATCATCGGCAACCACGCCCCACCCCTGACCGAATATCAATACCGGATGGCCGAAGAACACTGGTGGGCCGGCCAGGACGAAACCAACGACGGCTGGCTCGCCGTCTACACCCGATTCTCCGGGTGGCGGTGGATCCCGGTCCGCCCACAAACCACCGTGCAAACCCCGCAGACGCAGGACCCGACCGCGTTCGGGAACAACTTCTCCGCCTGGGATCTGACCTGGCTGGCCGCCCGCCCCTACTACACCAAACCCGCCCTGACACTGCCGTTCCAAGCCAGCCAAGCCGGGCCGGCGAAACCACCCCCCGCCGGTCTGCTGGCCGGAACATTGGATGCCCTACTCGGGCAGACCTACTACTGGGGGACGCTGCCACTGGCCAACCGCGGGGATTTGCCCAGCTACGCGACCTATTACGTCAGCTCGCCGGGGCAGGCGATCGTGCAGGACAACGCCTCAACCCGACTGGTCGCGCTGCCGGTCACCACCAACAGCGTCGGAACGTTCATGTGTGACACCGAACCCGCGCACCGCACCCTGACCGCCGCCAACGACCCGCAAGACAATTTGTTGTTCGACCTGATCCGGCAATCCCAGATCCTCGACTTCTTCCTGGGCGGCATCGCCAACGAAGGCCTGCCCCTGCAACTGCAGTTTGCGAACCGGTTTATCTATGCGATCCCCCCGAAAACCGTCGTCCAGTTGACCGTCGGGCACAGTGATCCGGCCGGGGTGATCGTCGCCCAAGTCGGACAACGCTTTAAGAGGTCGCGGTGAGTCAAGCCATCAGCGCATTGTTGGGCGGCCCGACGAACTTCGACATCGGCCTGCAGTTCGACCAATGGATCAAGCTGCCGATCGCCGGGCCGGCCGTCCCCGATTTGTTGACGGACACGGCGGCGTGCGCCACCTATCTGAACGGGGTCCGGCACACCGTCCTCGAGGGCGCCAAACAACGCCCCCTGATCCGGATCACCGACGGCGACCTGAACGTGATGAACACCCTCGAAGGCGAGTTGTCCTGCTCGGTGGAGGAGCTGATGGAGGACACCGGGAAATGCACACTCACCATTTTGTACGACAATTGGCTGGTCGACTGGATGACCCATCAGACCATGCCGATCTCCGATTTGAATCTGATCATCGACTTTGATCCTTTGCATCCGAATTGGCGGCGCCGCTGGGGGGGGAAGATCACCGAAATCCACGTCAAACAAGACGGCGCGGGCATCCACTCCATCGAGTTGACGGCCCTGCATTTCCGGGAGCATGCCCGCCGTCTGCTGCTGGCTTGCAATCCGCTGTTTCCGCCGGAGGTGATGCTGCCCAAGATGTTTGTGCTGCCCGGCCCGGTCCGCACTATTTGCGCGCTGACGATGTTCATGAACCTGGGCCGCCTGTTTATGCCGGGCTGGTCGACGGTCACCAACATTTTCAACCCGGCCGGCTGGATATCCCCACTATCCCCCGACGCTGTGCTGAACGTGTTGCCGACGAACTGGCCGATACAGATCGCTTTCGTCGACCCCGTCTTCGACCAGTCCCGCTGGTCTTCCATCGCCGGAACGTTCGTCACCACGTTGCATGACGCGTTCGGGGATGTCCTGACCGACGCCGGGGTCATGATGCGCTGTTACACGTATCTGACTACGGATGAGGATTCCCCCAACACCGAACTCGCCAACCTCTTGACGCTGGCCCCCGACATCCTCGCCCTACTCACCGGGGCTGACGTGTCGTCGCTGGATCAAGGCCTGACGAAACTGGTTGCCCCGCTCCGCAACTGCTGCGTCTTCTCGTTTCAACAGGTCGACGGGATCACCGGCCCAATTGGGACCGCCGCGGACGGTTTGATCTCCACGGTCGCGGTCACCCTGGATGACCTGATCACCCCCGTCGTCGTCGACCCCACCACCGGCAACGCGTGGGACGCCGGGAACGTCCTGAACGGGGAACCCGTCTACGACGCCGCCGGCATCGGGCAAACCTACCTCCTGCAACAACTCCTCGACGTCGCCCCCGCACCCCCCAAAGTCATCTGGTGGGACTCCCCCTGGTCCGGGGTCATCAACTCCGATTTGACGTGGCATAAAGGCTCCCCCAAAACGATCATGACGGGCTCGAAATCGCCCACCATAGTCAATGAAAGTATTTCATTTGCCATAAGGTATTCCCTTGCGGAATTATCATCGGTTCTGAACAACTGGGTCGCGAACGTCAGTGGTCAAACCCAGGTACCCGGCACCCCCGGCCTGGACAACCTGTACATGGGGCAGCTGTCGGATGTTTTTTTGGCGTGGGAACGCTACACCGACCCGATACGCGCATTGAATTCTGGATCCCTTTCTTGGCAGGAGCACTTCGAAAAGGGCAGCGGCACCGCATATACCCTGGCCTCCCCGCTAACCCTACGAAGTGGGGATTGGATAACCCGCGCATTCGCCGCATTTAAAGCCGAAGCGCTCAACGGGTGGCCGTGGCTGCTGGACACCGATTACGCGCTCGGGGATCGGGTCGGCTTCGAGAAAGAGGGAATCATTTACGTCGACAATGTCGTGGCCACCAAACGGCAGTGGTCCTGGACGGAGCCGCTGCGGGTGTACGTGAAGATCGGGGAGGACAAGCAGAAAGCGGATCCGTTTAACGCGGCGTTCAAGACGATCGCCGCGGTTTACACGTTCGCCGGGCAGGTCGCCGGCGAAGGCACCATCTTCAGCGGAGGCTAAACCGTGGACACTGTGGAAGGCTCAGGCCGCCCCCCTCGCCGGGAGGGGGCGGGGAACCGGCAGCGGATCCCGTTCGGCCGGCACGGCGAATACACCCTCGACAGTTTGGCGGCCGCGAACCTGACGCCGGCCGAAACCAAACATGCCCAGGAGGCGATGGAAGTTCACCGCGCCTACCTCGCCATCCTGGACTCACTCAAATATGTGGTTGGCCCCGACGGGGCGTTCCACTCCCTGGTGGCGATCCAGCCGACCGTCCTGGCCATCGCGTTCCATCTCGCCAAGTGCGGATTCCGGCAGACCGGCACCCGCTATGTCGCCCCCATGCCCACCAGCGAACCCCTATGGTCGGGGAAACCGCAGGAAGGCGAAGGCTGGCACACCCCCCCGAGGATCACCTATGAGAACGCGGATCGCCCATGACCGCGCCGACCCTGGGTGAGCTGCTGTACCTCGCCAGCTATGTGATCCGCGTGCGGGTGGCGTCGCTGGCGACGACGCCGGACACCCCCAACCAGTACACCGCCGATCTGCATGTGATGGGCGACCAGGGCGCCATGAGTCTAGACCCCCTCGCGGGGCCGCCCGGGCCGGGCGGCAAACAGCAGTTCGCGTTGCGGATGCAGGACAACGCCGACGTCAACACCTCCGCGGATTTGCCGACCGGGCTGACCGACACCCCCGAAGACATCGGAAAGTATTGGCTGATCGACACCGTCGACACCGAAGGCGTGGTCACCAAAGAGACCGCGTGGGTGTGGTACGGCACCGAAGGGTGGCGGCAATTCCAGATGGGTGTCGTGGGTCCCCCCGGCCCCGTCCCGCTGATCCAACTCTCCGAGCAACTCATCCAGCCGGGCACCGACTCGTGGATCGACACCACCGGGTCCAGCATCGAACCGTCCTGGCAGTTCAACCTCGCGCAACCCTTCGGCCCCCACGGACCCATCTCCCCGCTATGGGGGTTCCCCGACATTGACACCGCCACCCCGGCGGTCGCTGATGATCTACTCGCCGCCA